CGCCACGACGAGTGCGTTGAGCGATCAGGTTAGCAACGCGGTTGATCTGAATTGCCAGAGCAGCGTGTTCGTCACCGACGAAAGTTGCAGTACCGCTAACCAGTGACTGGTCATAGGTTTCTTCAACAGTGCTTAGACCACGCAGGCTAGCTAAAATCTCTTGGTCGATTTCAGCAGTGATTTCCTGTGCCAGTGCGGCCATGATTTCTGCTTCGATGTCAATACCTTGTTGAGCTTGTGCATCCTGAGCAGCTTCGAAGGTCCAGCGAGCGCTGAGCTTGCGGCTCTTAGCTTCGACAGGTGCCTTCAGAATTTGGATGCTCATTCTACGACCAGGACGGCCTTCCAAGTTAGCTGTGGTATCGGCCTTTGGAGAAGAATTGTTGTTATTACCGCTGTAAGCAGCAGCAATCTTGAATGGGCTCAGTGCCTCTTCGCCAGCAACAACACCATCACCATCATCGGCGTAACGAACACGCAGAGTGTGGATTTGAGCAACAGGACCAGTCATTGGCTGAACGCCGACGATCTCGTTAGCAATAACGGTAGGCATAACGCGACGAATAACCGGAAGAATAACGCGGTTTAGGGTTGCGATGTTGCCAGTGCTGGTTGCGCCAGCAGTTGCGCTTTCAGCCAGGTGACGGCGTGTGTTCTCTAGGCAAACGCCCATGGTAGCACGCTTATTTCCTTGTAGGCCTTCAAGCAGAGCTTCTTTGGTCTCTGACCATCTTTCATTTAACAGTTGTGACATTTTCTCTTGTCTCCTTGAATTTATTTCGTGATTCCAGCTAATTTACGGATATCAACAATATTGTCTAAGCCTACCTCTGGCTTCGATTCGCGGTTGCCGGTAACTTCTTTGCTTTCAGCAAGTACTGTTTTCTTAGTAACTTTACGATCGCCTTCCATTACAGCGGGTAGGTATTTTTCGAATGCGACGCTTAGTTTGGAAGTTTGTACACTTTCAAGTAAACTCTGCATTACTTCTCTCTTGTTAGCGTCCAACGGAGCCAACATCTCAGCCATAACAGCCTTGCGTTCCATCAAATCTTTGGTAACACGGAGTTCGCGTTCCTTAGATTCTGCAATGTGCTGCTTTTCTGTTATTTGCTGTTTTGCTTCAGCAAGTTCTACTTCTTTCTTTTGAATAATCTTTAACAGCTTGCTGGTTTCTGATTTTTCATTTAAGAATGATGAGCTGAACTCTTGCGCAAACGCTTCGTAAATTCTGCGGCCGAAATCGTTGTTGCGAGAACTTTCGATATCTTCCTTCAGTTGACGAATCTCTGAAGTTAGTTTCTTAGTTACAGCAGCTTCAACAACTTTAGCTGAACGCTTAATAAACGACTGTCTAATACCCTCAAACTTGCTCTTTGCTTCACGGACTAGCTTAACCTTAGTTTCTGCTAGATCGCGCTTATCTTGCGCAAATTCGTTGATTTCTTTTGCTAGTGCTTTAACAATAAATTGTTCTAGCTTTTGGAAATTTTCAGCAACTCGCACGCGGTCACTTTGGAATTCCACCATTTCTTTACCCAGTTGCTTGATAACAAAACCTTCTAACTTCTTAGCATCTTCAGCAATACGTGTTTTGTATTGTAGCTTTGCTTCAGCTAGCGCCTTTTTGTCCTCATACAACTCGGCCATTTCTGCGGCCAATCTGTCGCTTAACATCTTATCAATTGCCTCAACCATGACAGTTTTATCATGATTGTATTTTTGAGCAAATTCTTCACGAAGTTGAGCGGTGACTTGGTCGCGATTCTCTTGAATCTTAGCAGCAAATGCTGCTTCGACGACTGATTTTGTCTCTTCTGACATTACGCCAGATTCAACTAATTGTTTGAATGCGTCCAACATCTATTTCTCCTCGGGCTTTATTTTAGACCTTTAATAATATTCAAGAGACTTTCTTGAAGATATTTCTGGGCCTTTGGATCTTCTTTCACTTCTTGAGCAACTGTAAACGCTCTCATACCACCGCGTGTGTTCATTAGATGTTCATACACAGGAGTAGGATAAGCGCCAGGTGCGCTGGGTTGGGCAACGACATCCACAGTAATAATCTCAAAATCAGATACTTGGCCGTTTGCGTCATTTACGTTGCCGCTTCCACGAGAACTAACGCCAAGTTTTACTCCTGCTTCAAGCATAGTGCGAATTAGGTTGCCCATTGGGGTTGGAAGGATTTTCATCTTTCCGTACCCGTTTGGACCTTCCATCCACATCTGAGTAATCATATGGGATACACGGTCCAAGTTAACTTTCAAATCATCAGGATGGTCTACTTCGCCTAAGACACTGTACCCGTTTTGAATCTGATCGTTTAGAGTCTTAACAGCGCGTTCAATCTCGTGGACTGGGTAAACTCGCTGATTGGCATTTCGAATACCGCCTTGAATAGCAATGCCTTTTAGGTAAAGACTTTTGCCATCCTTGTCGTCAGACTCTAGTACAATACCAGATTGATCGAAACTTAGGTGTTCTCTTAGGTAAGCAATTGACATCCTGTTTCCTTAATTACTTAGTGTGAGGTGGGAGGAACTGCTTCTTAGTCTCAGGCGCAACACTGGTTTGACCAGCTTTGTCACCGGATCCAGAACCCACAGGGCCTGAGCTCTTATTGTTGCCTGGATAACCAGAACCCTGCTTGCTCAGTGTCTTCACACCACTCTTAACATTGTCAACGTTGTGAGTGCCGTTTCCGGTAAACTTGCCGCCGCCTTTGACTAGACCGCCGACTTTGCCGTGAGGCTTTGTACCATCTTCGGCAGCAGTTGCGCTCTTACCTAAGATGTTATCAGCGCTAGCGCCAGTTGTTGGCTTGCCTTTTCCGCTGCTAATCGGGCTACGGCCTTCGTCAGAGCCAGGCATTTTTTCGCCGCTGTTTGCGCCGACAATTTGACCTTGAGTTTTTTGACTGTTCTTGTCCCAATCGTTTCCAACTTTTTCACGGTATTCGCGAGTCATTCTACGACCCTCGTACATACCCATCATTTCGTCGGTTTCTTCTTCGTCGCCGAATTCTTCATCACCAAACTCAGAGTCGCTTTCTTCGTCGCCAAATTCATCGTCACTCTCTTCGTCGCCAAACTCAGCGTCTCCGAAATCATCAGCGCCGTCTGCGCCTTGCGAGGCTTCTAAGTCTGCGAATGCTGCTTCTAGTTCAGCAATTGCATTCTTAATATCAAAAATTGCCTGCGACTCGTCGCCTTCTTCCCCGCCCGTGTCATCATCTGAACCGAATTCATCCGATCCGTCCATTTCAACATCGTCGAGAGAATCGTCAGTTTCGTCGCCGCCAAAGTCATCATCGGCTTCGGCGTCGTCTTCTTCGGCTTCGCTGCTCATTTCGTAGCTGTCTTCTAGCTCTTCGGTAGATTCGCCCATTTCCTCATCGTCACATGACGACTCGTCCATTTCTTCTTCTTCGGCTTCTTCAGCAATTAGGTTTTCGTAGATTTCTCTAGACTTCTCGACAACGATATCGTGGAATAGCTCATTAGCCTTATCCATCTCCTCGTTTACAAGGTAATCTAGCAATTGTTCAAATTTTGTAGACATTGCATGGTTCTCCTATGTGGTTGCGGCAATACTGTAATAACTATTTACAGAAAATTAAATTTAGTTATATAAAATAGGCTAAAAACGGGTGGTTTTTAGCCCATAATGATAGAAACATCTTTTAAGATATTTTATTTATACTCATGCCATAGGAGATGCTTCGGGCGGTGGAGCTGCGTACATCTTTCTAATCAAACCCAGCTCTTCAGTTTTTTCTTTAGCATGGGCTTCGCTAGCTTTCCTGATATCATTTAGCATACGCAAGGTCAATCTAGATTTTCTCAAATCATCTTTTTTCAAAACCGATGTATCATTCTGACTGAGATATCTCCCGTCATCTTGTGGGTCGGCTCGATCTTTGTCAAAATAAATGAATTCTCTCAGCAGCATGATAATATTTATACTCCAGACGTCGGTGGAGTAGGTTCTGCTCCTGGCATTTCTGCTCCGGGCATTTCGCCACCGGCTTCAGGTTCTTCACCCGGAGCAGGGACACTGGTTGCTCCGGCTAGGCCGCTTAGATCCGACCCTATTCCGTTTGCAGTAATTCCTTGCATTCTCAACTCAGCACTTGCGCTTAGTTGTTGATCAGAATCAACGTTTTCTTCTTTCCATAAGGTTTCGTTTTCAGCAACCTCCTCTGAGGATAGGCCGAGGAATCGTTTCAGCGCAAACCTCTTACTTACAAACGGAACTTGAGACATTGTGCCAAACGTGTTCACGCGAGCCGTATCCATCTCTGCTTGACGATAGCTAGCAAAGTTCTGTGGAGGATTAAACTTTACATCGAAGATGTTGTCATCGACATTGATTCCTTTGTTTTTCAAATACAGTTTGAACTCGTAATCGAAAATATCGTTCATTAGAGACTGTAATCGTTCGCAGTATTTGTTAAATCGTAGTTCTTGAATGTACGCGGTTCCGACCCGACCGTCGTTGAAGTTCGATCCGCCATCATCAGACCCTGTTGGCAAATAGCTGCTAGGAATTCTTAATGCTCTAAACAGCTTGTTAGTAAAGTACTTCAAGTCATCAATCTCACCTAAGTTCGTTCCGCCTGGAAGGATTTCAACTTTTGAACCACGACCTTCTGCTGTTTGTGGGAAGAAGTAATCTTCATTAATAGAGTTTTTAACAAAAATTCCAGATTCAATAGCAAAAGTATGGTAATTGTGCCAGCGCTCAGTTCCATCAATAGTAATTGTGCCAGTATCTCTATTAGAAACCTTTTCAATTTTTACAATTCTATGATTAAAATTTGCAATTTCCTTCACAAACGTTTTCCAGTTCTTGTATCCATGTAGGGCGAGCAACCTGTCCAATTTAGAATACCCGAATTTTGTAAAATCAATTTTACAATGAGCATTTTTATAATCTAACGAATCACTATTGTTGAGTTTAACCAACTCAAGTAATTTACGATCGTTATCACAGAGTTCAATCACTTGATTTTTATTAGTCACACCGGACTTGACTTTGTCTGCTACAATTTGAAGCATGTCAAATGTTAAGACTAATTCTTGATTTTTAATTTTAACTCGATTTTCCAAATTCACTAACAGTTGGTCAGAAAAATCTGGATTATTTTGAATATATTTTTTACGTGCTTCAGATGCGTTCTTTTTATACCTAGCAGCAGTATCGGGATCATTAGCCCGCATCCACACGGCTTTTTTCTGTGCTGATCTAATATTCCACAGAGCAGAAAGTCGTTCTTGCTCTGACATATTTTGCCAATGATGTTTTAAGGTATTAGAAATTTTTCCAGTCATTTCTGCTCTATATTCATTAGACATATTTTCCCAAAAGTCTTTCTTTTGAGAGGCGTGGAACAAAATGTGATCGGCCTTATCCATATAGGTCAAATTCCTTGGATCGTTATTATACCTATTGGAGTCTCTATGATGAATTACAGTTTTTGGCTTCCCAATATTCTCTTCTAAATATGTAAATTCTTGGTGCTTGTTTCTGGATCTAAAAAACTCTCCAACTACTCTATGAGTCCATTTCCATGATTTTGTTGAATGGTCCCAAACTTGCTGGTAATCGTTACCGCCGCCGGCGATTGGCGCCATTTGGGTATTAAATGCTATTAAACTATCAGATGGAGTTAAATCTTTAGCTTCAACAAATCCACGTCCGAATACTGGAATTTTATGATCCGGTGTACATATTAATTCTCGGCCATTATCGAAAGTCAACTTAATAACTTCGGTATTTTTACGAGTGATCCCTGCCCAGTTAATGACGCCAGGGACAACTTCGCCAGTTTCAGGATTACAACTATATGCCCAGTTTTCCTTACCTTCGTTGAATTCTTCAATAAGTTCAGTAAGAGTTAAGGTTCTCCCATCTAGTAATGGTATTTTGGTATCTAAATCCAAACACAACGGGTTGTACGATGAATCAACAACTGTTTGGCTACCGCCAGTTGTACTTGGAATGCGTCGTTGGTTGACTTCGTTCTTCACTCGTTCAACAAATCCCATTGCCAAGTGGCTAGGCATATTTCCAACGTCAATATAGAACACACGGCGTTCTGGGGCACGCTGTACGCGATAGATGATAATCGCATCTTCTAATAGTTCTTTCTGTTTAAAAACTTTAAAGATACTTTCCAGCAAGCTGTTACCAAATGGGTAGTTATTGTCTAGTCCCTCGCTCATGCTGATGTGGATCACATGTCGTGCGTCAATTGCGTATTGATTTTGATTAGTTGTAAATCTACTAGAGCTCGCGCTTGTCGGAAACGATCCAACCATACCACGGCTTCCACCAGCGCCACCTTGTCCAGTTCCGTAACTCCCACCAAAAGTGCTTCCTCCACCTTGTAAGTTGCTAGGGTTAATAGCAGTAGTTGATAGAGCTTCTAAGTTTGGATTGAAATCTCTGATGTGATACTGTTCAGGTTTTTTGCCGTCACTTTCATTTACAATAATTTTATCAACTTTAGCAGGGTCTACATACATCCAATTCTGCGTTTCTGGATCGCGAACAAAGAATACGTCGCCATACTTGAAGGCGTTTCTAACAATCTTAAACAACCTCTTATTAAATTTATTAAGTTTACACCATTGCTGCAGGTACTTTTTAATAATTGTCACTTCAGCATTCGTCGCTTGTTCTTTGAAATTGAGGCTGAACTGCGTTTTATTTTCGGTGTTTTCCTGTGTACAAAACTCTGCTAATATATCTAAAGCAGCGTTTACTTCACTGTCAGTATCCATAGTGTCATACTGACCGTATCTTTCAAGACGATTCGGGTGGCCAGCATACACATCTGGCAAATAGCTAGAATAGTTAGTCCTACTGGGATTTGCGTTCGAGACCATCGAGCCACTAATTGGACTCATTTGTCCATTAGTATTAACTGGGGTAAAATATTTTAACCATGCCATATTGATTTACTTTATACTGTTGCGAAGAGATTGCCATTTAACGACTTTGTAGCATCAACATTTCTCTTGGAATATTCAACTACTTCCTTAATGCTTCGTAGCATTTCCGCGTTTACACTATTTAACCGTTTTAGTTCAGCAGCCACAGGATTCGCTTCAGGGGAGATCGAGGTTTCACTGACGGGCGCTGCAGCAGGTGTAGATGGTCCAACAACCTTGTTAACTATACCAGCGAATCCCATTTTTAGTGTTTGTGCTACTGAGGGAGTTGCTGCGTTTACCTTTTCCATGGCTTCAGCAACTTTTAACAGCTGACCAGTATCAACTTTATTCATCTTGAGCAAACCTTCGGCAAGCATATTAACACCTAGAGCCGCTGGCATGATAAACAGAGCAGATGGCACAAATGCTAACAAGCTGAGTCCGAACGCACCTGCTCCTTTTGCCACTGACAGCAAGTTTTCACCATCAAGTTCTTGAATCGCAGTCAGTCCCTCAGCTAGCGTCGGTAGTGCCTTACCAGTTAACCATGCTGCTGCGGCAATGCCGGCTCCGATTGCTGCTATAGACGCGGCGAACACTGCGGCTCCGATGGCCACTTGTGGATTCGCAAATGCTCGTAGGCCAGCAGCAACTCCCTGCATCATTCCCCCACCGGCTGCTCCGCCAGCACCGCCAATCCTATCAAGGACACCGCCGGCTGCTCCACCGCCGGCTGCTCCGCCCCCTCCACCTAAAACCCTCGTAGCAACACTGCCGGCCTTCTCAACCGCTAGTTGTTTTAGTTTCCATGTAATATACCCTGAAACTACTACACCCAACGCTGCCACAGCTGCTGTGACTTTCGGAAATTCAGTAATCAACGAAGCAAGCCATCCAGCAAAATCTGCTAGACCGTTAATGACTGGAGTCATCCCATCAAAAACAGGTTTTAAGGCTTTCCAAAACGCAGCACTAACTTCAAGAAACGCTTTATTCATGTTTGCCATTGCTGCTGCTGAGGATTCTTGAGCATCGGCAATTGCCTGCTGTCGGGCTGCTTCAGCCTTATCCATAGCAGACTTAGTTGTTTGTCCGGTTAACAGGTCCTTCGCAACTGTGTTTGTTGCTGTGCCTAATTCTTGAAGATCCTTATTTGCGCTGTACAATGCCGGGGGCAGAGTGCCCATCGCTTGAGCAGCAAGTCTAACGTCATTCTGGGCTTCGATGTACTGCTTTGACCCGACTCCGTACATCTCCCCGGCTTGTTGCATTTTTGATACTGCGCTTTGCATTCCTGGGGCCAAGGCACTTAGCATTTGCCCGCCTTTGGTTATCACCGATCGACCTTGTGCTTGAGCAACGGCCATATCTTTACCAGCGTCACCGTACATAGAAGTCATGAATTGAACATTTGACAAAAATGCTGCCCGTTGCTTTTCATCTGTCATCTTCGCAGCAGTCATGTTAACATCGGCGGTTAGCGCCTGTTTTTTCATGATTTCTTCTTGTTCTTTTCTGCTTTTACCTGTAATATCTGCAAGTCTATCTAACTGGTCCAAATATCCTTTGGTGCTTTCTACTAGCGATGATGAACTTCTTAAATCATTCGCATCTTTAACTCCCATTAGGCCTATGAATGTTGCCATATATTGATTAGCGTCTTCAAAGGAATACCCTAATGCGGTTATTCGCGTCCCAAACTCGCCTTTTAGTATATTATTGCTAAACTTTGAAAAAGCAATTGCTCCCTGATTAGCGCTGCCACCCATTCTAGCAAACATTTCACCATTGGCAGAGGCTAGATTGCTGAATTGGTCAAGTGTTAAATAGCTGCCTGCAGCTGCTTGCCTTAATTCTATCAGATCACCGGCAAAGTTTACGCCTACATTGGACATTTTTTGAAAAGCGGCAAAGTTTTGCTCTTGTATTGCTAATAACTTTGAGCCAATGCTCAACATTTGAGATAAAACAGGGTTATACTGCGATAGAGTCGTCGATGCTATAGTAAACATCTTGCTCGCGCTAGCAGTTCCCTCCATTAGATCAGACGTGACAGTACCCAATGCGCCCAAAATAACATTATACTTGTTATATTTGGCTGTTTGATCTTCTAACGACCTAGTATTTCTTTCTCGTATTCTGTTTTCAGCGCCGATCGAATCACTGCTGTCATCTACTGCTGAATTAAGCTGCGCAATTGCGCTTGCGTCTACTCCAGATTTTATTGCTAGCTTTTGTAAGGTGTTTGAATCAACTTTAGCTAATGCCAACAGTGCTTTGAGCGTTTGTTCAGTCGCAGCATTGTTTAGCTCTACTTGTTCATTCCCTATAGTTCCGTATACGTCAGCCATTGTTGTTTTCCGAGGTTATCTACGCAGATAAATAAAACAGTTAAGATACTTATCGACAACTTATTTATCGGAGATAAACCCCTATGGAATTCACTGGAAAAACTGCTAATCCCTTGGCAATGTTCATGCGTCAGCCTAAAATTCATATCAGACTGCCTAGCAATGGTCGTTTTTGGCCCGAGTCTAGTCTAGAACTGACAGAGACCGGCGAGTATCCCGTGTATTCTATGACTGCCAAAGACGAACTCAGTCTAAAGGTTCCGGACGCTCTTATGAACGGGCAGGCAGTTGTAGATGTGATACAGAGTTGTATTCCAAATATTAAAAATGCGTGGCATACACCAAGTATTGACTTGGATTACCTGCTAATTGCTATTAGAATTGCCACATATGGTGAACTGATGACTGTGCCAGTCACCGCCGGTAAGGATTTAGATTTAGAATATCAAATTGATCTCAGATTAGTTATGGATCAGTTGTCTAATCAGATCACATGGGATGACGTAATTCCACTTAACAGCGACATTACTGTATTTGTTAAACCTATCAATTATAAACTAATGTCTGAGGCTGCAAATCAAACCTTCGAGACTCAAAAACTAATGATGGTCGTTAACGATGATAAGGTCGATGAGGATACTAAAGTTCGAGTCTTTAAAGAAGGATTTGCCAAACTTTCCAAAGCAACACTAGGTGTTGTTTCAAACAGTATCAGCAGGATAGACACTGTCAATGGCAGCACGTCTAATCCCGATCACATTTTTGAATTTGTTTCGAACTGCGAAAAGTCAATCTTTACAACTATTGACGAGCATCTAAAGAAGTTACAGACTGCTAATGCTATCAAGCCCCTAGTCGTTTCAGTTACTGATGAAATGCGGGAATCAGGAGTCACTGGCGAGACTATTGAAGTTCCTCTAACATTTGATCCGTCAACTTTTTTCGGTTAAGGCTTTTGTATCTAGACAATGAAGGTATTGAAAAACTTCTCACTTCATTTGATCGAGATATAAAGGCCATTAAAGAAGAACTTTTAAAAATTTGCTGGTTTATGCGAGGCGGGATAAGCTACAGCGAAGCGCATTTGTTATCCTCTGATGAACGACAAATAGTTGGAAAAATCATAGAAGAAAACATTCAAGTATCTAAAGAAACTGGGATGCCGTTCTTCTAAAAATAAACCGCCAGTTGGCGGTTTATTTTTTAAATTAGTTTATATTTTAGTGTTAGCAGTTCTAAACTTTCTCGAACTGTTCCCAGTGCTGTTTTGAGGATATCTTGTAGAACACCTCGCACTTGCGGAGAAATTGACCCGCCCGAATCCATGAATGATTCAAAGTCGCTTCTTAGAGTCGCTGAGTCTTTAATTGTTGTTGGCTGCGGTGCTGCGTCAGTTGAGGGTGTGTCGGTTGTTGGTGCTGGGCCAGCACCAAGAACTTTGCGAATTGCGTATTCAATCACATCATCCGCAACACCTTGTTTCTTAAGGAAATCTCTCACAACTTGCTCTTCGACAGGGCCGTCAACTGGATTATCACCAAAATTTCGTCTCCAGTTCATGTCTAGCTTTTCATAAGTGACTTTATTTGTTGCTGCTCGCCAGCCTGCTTTAGCTGCTGCTTTTAGACCGCTTAAAAATCCCTCATCAACCACGCTAGTAAAGATACTGGCAATTTCTGCGTCAGTGACCTTTCGATTTTCTCTAATGCCGGCTCTGGCAGCTTGCGCTGCGGAAATTGCGCTAGGTGTATACTGTCCAGATGCTACTTTTGAAGCAGTATCAGCAGCCGTTCCTACTCCGGATGCGTAGGTTGTCCCAGAAGCATCCGGGATCACTAGCTCCATTCCGGGACGCAGCACATCTGGGTTTGTTATTGAAGGATTTGCCGCCAACAAATCTTTCACGCTAACACCGTGTGATTGGGCAATTTGACTCAGAGTGTTTCCAGGACGAACTGTGGCAATCATTTGTTCAGATCCGCCAGTTGTGGAGGCTGCTGCTGATGCTGTTGTTGCAGGCTCTCCAGAAGCGGCCGAAGGATCAGCAGACTGGCCTGTTGACCCCTGAGCAGCGTTGCTTCCAGCAAGGCCTTGGACTGCTGCGGTACCTGCTGCAGCAACACCGCCGGTCTTAAATGCTCTCCAAATTGCGCTTGATGCTTTGTCACCTTGAAGAAGTCTGTCGGCAAGCTTCAGCCCGCCTGCAATTCCACCAATAGCTGCTGGACCTGTTGCTCCAGCAGCTGTGGCAGCTAACGCAACAAAAATTGCGTAAATTGCGCCTTGCATAATTGGATGCTTTTTTGCGAACTGGCGGTATTTTAACAACTGTTGAGCTACCGCAGCGTCTTTACCGCCAGTTGCTTTGATGATCTGTCCTTGAAGTTGATCAACTAGTGTATCAAATCCGCGTACTGGTCCTGACTGGCTAATTGAAGTTTTGAGTTTGTTCCAGGCTCCAGAAACTCTATCGGTAATTTTACCAAGAAGTGTTCTATTGGAAGCAGCACCAGAGCCTGTCGGCGCAGTACCAGTACCTGTTGGGGTACTTCCAGCTCTCGTTGGGGCACCTCCAGATCCTGTTGGGATTCCGTGTTCTGAAGCATCACCGGCAGCTTGAAATACTTGTTGAATCTGATCCTGCGAAAGTGTTGCCTCATTCAGCATCTTTGCCGCAGAGTAGCAGCCTTCATAGATAGGATGACTTCTATTAATAGCTTCAACCAGTAGTTGTTGTTGATCGTAGTTAGCTATATGTTCCTTAAGTTCAGTCCCGCCAGTCCTCATCCACATATCTTTGAGAACTTCTAACATGCGAACATCTGAAATGAGTCTATAAGGAATATCGCCGCTAGTCTTGGACTGAACATACTGGTCCCACGCTGCTTGGAATAATGCAGAATCAGTAAAAATATTTTTTGGTCTTGCCGTTGGGGCAGCCGGGGCAGGGCTAGATGGAGTCGGCGCAGCACCAGGAGTTACTGCTGTTTTAAACTTCGGTCGTGCCCTAGGTTGAGGAGCAGCTTCACTGATAAAATACTTGATGTCCATAGTCAATTCCTTGTTTTGCGTATTTAGTGTTAGCCGCGTCTAAGAGCGGGCACACGCCTTAGTAATTCGATTTTGAACATCTCAGCAACTCCTCGGTCACTCCAGTTAGCAACAGCCCACTTGAGGTAATCTTCAGGAATATCTTTTAAAAATTTTCCTTTGTGCTTCCCCCAAGGCATCTTTGTGTATGCGTATTCCTTGTAGTATTCTTTCATGATAAATTCTTTGTTAGAGATATTTATCATTGAAAAAACAAGCAGTCTTACTTAACTGTAAGAGGTTAACTGCGTTAACCTAACTTTCGTTTGCTTACGCAAACTCAGTTATTTTTTCTTTTGTTGAACTGTTTTAACTGTTGCTGTTTTATTTTTTATTTTTTGTTATCCCCTTGACCTAGAGCCATGGAGCACCCTTGCAAGGGGGTGCCAAAAAAATTGACCCGTCGCAAGGGATCAGCAATTGGATTTCTTGCCGACCAATTTTTATGATGCCAGCAAATATTTGATTGTAAACTCCTGTTATGGGCTCTGCTCCATACCCAACCAACAGCGATTTTTAAGATTTACTTTCAGGTGCTTTTGTAAATCATTGCAGGATTGTCACGATCTATATTGTACTCATCGTGTTTTACAACTCGTTTTAGAACCATTCCGATTGAGCAAACCAAGCGTCCTATGTGTGGATTTACCGTCAGGAAGTCGATTTAAGGCGTCCCTTTTTGCGCAAAGGGATAGTGCTCAAAAGCCTCTATCGTGAAGTAGAGAATTAACTACCGTCTCACATCAGAACGGGTTCGTTAGCAGTATTCTAGCCCGGCCTGCCAACCTTATGTCACGACGACGAAATTAAAAAAGTGCCTAAAAAGAGAATTAAAAAATGCTAGACTTGGTGTCAATTTATGATATATTACAGTATTTGACAATCGCTTGTCAAGAGTTTTTTGCTACATACACCTAACTTTTACAGAAATCCATTTGTTGTACCATTTGTCTTCATGTAATAGCACATCTTCGTCGAACTGGAATTTTGCTTCGTAATAAGACAGTTCATTTTTTGATGAGCAATATTTTAGAATTTCACGTGTGAAATTTGATTCTCCGAGTGTTTCTACATCTTTTTTTAGATCTTCCGAGCTCGACCAATATGTTTTCCAATCAGAGTCTATCTTGGAACGAATTTTTTTTCGTTTTTTCGTCCCGTTCTTGAGTGTTACTACTTTATATGAAGTTTTTGAGAATTTGGAAAGTTTTTTGCCTATGTATTTTTTCCCGTTGAGTGTGTTAACAATCAGGTAAACAAACCCAACACAGTCTTCTGGCAACTCGTCAACGACATTTCCCTGGTAAACCCACATAAACAATAACTTTAATTTGTTATCTATTTATGTGGGCAGTTTATTGGTGATTTTTTTCTGGCACCCACATTAGGAACATTACGGGTCTTTCTTGGCCTTTTTACCGTAATGCCTTGGCATCACTCTGGGTTTTGCCTTTGCTCTAATCTCTTTTTGTCTTGCCCTATGCGCTTTGTGATTTTCTCTATATTCGAGATAAGCCTCGTGGCACAACCTAGCAAGCTCTCGTTCTAATCTCACCATTTTTGAGATAGTAGTCCTCACTAGTCGTTTGGACCCTTCACCTTGACTTACTAAAAATCTTAAATGGTAATTGTGTAAGTGTATTAGTTCAGCAGCATACTGGGAGTATGCCCGCTTATATGCTTCTAGTTTTTCAGTCGACATAATCAGTATCCGGAGAATAACTAGTGAACCCTGCTTCCTTGATCACTCGTAACACATTGTTAACCCTTCCTACTAGCTCGTCCTTGTGGGAAATTAGGAAAATGTTTTTGCTCCTATCACGAGACATTTTCTTTAGGACAGCTAGACCTGCTTCGACACCAGCCGAGTCCATGCCAGCATCCATCAGCTCGTCAACGAACAGCAAGTTTATATTTTGATATAATCCTTCCCATACATCACGGAAAGCGAAACTTAGACTTAAAATTAAACGATTGCGTTCACCTCTGCTTAGGTTATCAAAGTCTAAATCTTGACCTAACTGAGTAATTTCCACACTTAGATCGTTTTGGAACACGACCATATGTGGCAGCCCCAACTTGCTAATATAATAACTTAGGCGGTTGTTTAGATAGTTCAGATTCTGATCGATAATCTTTTTTCTAACAAAACTGTCCTTGTTAGTTAACAGTTTATGTAAAAACTCCTGATGGTCCTTTAGAGAAGATAGCTCGTTAATGCGATCCCACGAAATTTCTTGGATAGCAGTTTTCTTTAGTTCTACGATCTGTTCATCATAGGGATTTGATTCAGCGAATTTAGTTTCTAAATTTCTAATCAGATTGTTTAGATTATTCTTATGCCCGAGGGCCTCCGACTCACTATCGTAAAATGTCAGGGGCTTGTGCTGTTGTACGTTCAGTTGCGCTAGACTGCTGACTACTGTGTTTAAGTCTCTTGAAACTTTTTCTTGGTATATAACCGCGTCTGAGAGATTCTTTTCGGCAACATCTGACATCTCTTGATGCTTGTGATCGTGTAGATTTTGATCACACGCCGGGCATGTTTTGTCTAAGAGTTTTTCTAGTTCTTTGGTATATTTGGCAACTGTTTTTTCTGCTTGAGCCAACGCCGCTTCGAGGGTTGCGCGTTGTTTAGATAAATTCCTAAAAGCAGTGTCCGTTTGCTCCCATGCTTTTAATGCGGCATGTTGAACAAGCTCATTATCGATATCAACGCTTTCAAGCTCGGATATAGATTTTGCGAGCTTTGCTAAGTCGGATTCTTTCTTTTGTTGCCATGCTGAGCTTTTTATTTCTAAACTGCTGATACTTTTTTGGACATTGCTGTTAGCTGTTTTAATGCTTTCAATCTTGAAATTTTCCTGCTGTAGTTGATCCTTGGTATCTTTTATTAGTGATTTAAGGCTTTCTGCCTTTTCACTCAAAATAGTTATACCCAGCAGTTGCTCGATAATTTCTCGTTGTTCTGAAGTCCTGAGACTCAAAAATGGTTCAGTGTATGTGTTCAGTGCGACAAAGTGCTTGAACATTGTATGACTCATTTCGAGCATTTGTTCAATTGCTTTTTGTGTTTCACGACTGTCGCCCTGACTTTCATCCTCATCCTGAGTGGATTTGATTTCTTTATTGTTTACATACAGCTTTAATATGTTTGGTTTTCGACCACGTTCGATTCGGTAATTTAGACCGTTCTTTTCAAATTCCACGGTCACTAACATATTTTTACCATTGATCTTATTGATCAGGTTCTCTTTTTTAATGTTAGTCAACGCCTGACCGTACAGGGCATAGCTTAATGCGTTCGCGATTGTTGTTTTCCCGGTGCCATTTCTGCTACCAGTATCGTCTCCACCCAAGTCCAAATTTACACCTAAAACTAGCGTTAAGTGCTCTTTGTCGAAATCAACGGCTTGTGATACGTTTCCGATACTCATGAAGTTCTTCGCCGTTAGAGATTTTAGTGTAAATGCCATGTTAGATATTGTTGTAAATGTTTAATAATAGCGTTTTGTCGAATGACTCAGATTCGATGTTTATTAGTTCTCGAGTTACAAGCTGATCAACACTTTCAAACGCTTGAGTTCCAGTTTCTTCAACTGCGCCCTCGATTGCTGACTTGTCTTGTATCAGACTGATTTCCCTGATATCGTAATCCTTAACAAATGTTTCTTTAATGAAGTTTGCTTCTTCGAAACTAATGTCGATATCCAAGTTTACTCTTAGATACATTTTAGTCTTCATAATTGAGTTCTGCTTGTCTATGAGTTCAGACAGCTTTGTTACTCGATATTTCGGACAGTTAGGCCAGTTAATATACTTAGGCTCGCTACCCCATTCCAGAATCATCATCCCTCTATCATCATCCCACGCATCTGCGTAGTTGTGTGGAAAAGCATTGCCAATGTAATGAATCTTATCACGAGCTTGCCGCTTATGGAAATGCCCACTAAAAACATAATCTTGATGCTTAAAGTGGTCGGCTTGTAGCTCGCCATGGTCAGGCATTTGAACCATTGCGTTCATGTAGAACAAAGGCAACTCAAAATGCCCGAACATGTATTTGCTTTTGGTCTTGCTGATGTTTTTCCATTCGTCACCTACCAACCACGGTACTAAGGTCACATCACCTAGGGTAGTTACTTTTTCGACCACAGTAACGCCTGGAATATGTCGTCCAAACGCTGAACTATGAATGTCACGTTTGTCTTTGTAGAACAAATCGTGATTACCTGGAAACCAGAAAAACTGCTCAAAAGCAGCTCCTAGTTTTTCCAGTAAACGGATGCTAGTGTCTAGTGTGATTAGGTTTAGACTATTTCGATTGTGACTCCAATCACCAAGGAAGATACAAGTCTCTGCCCCTTCCTTTTTGGCTGTGTCTATAAACCAATCAATAAATTCTTCGCAGTCACTTAGATGTGTGGTGCTGTTGCTTTTCAGGCCAACATGAAGGTCTGTGAAGCAGGCTACTTTTTTAAATAAAGACATGAATATGCTAATCTCCCAACTTAGAGTTTAGCATAATTTAACTTTGATATCAATAGATTTAGTCAGTTTCTTTGAATTCGTCATCCTCTTCGAATTCACAGTCTTCGCTTTTTGGAAGCTTCATGTTTTTATAAATTTCGGCTTGTCTAGCAATTTCTTCAGCATATTCATGAGAATTTTGTCTAGTTAGACTAGGGGTTAGCCCTGCGTCTTCAAGTAGGTCATCACGGATATTTTGATTTTTCTTCTCAATATTCAAAATTCTTGTGAATGAGTTGGTGATCGCTGAAGTATAGTACGCAAATGGGTTTTCTGACTTGGACTCATCAAACTGTAAACCGACCTGGCTTAGTTGTAGAATCGCCTGTCCTCGCATTTCGTCAACATACGTGTAGCCTCTCCAGTTGCTTCTTTGCGCATACCTTTCACTTAGTTTCATAAACATTCTACCTAAGTTTTCAGTAATTCGTCCATGATCCTTACTAAATTTCCCAGTTTGGAGATCTCCGATCCAGTGACTTTTACCTACACAAACGAGTTCACCTTCGTCATTGTATTTCCAATGCTGGAATGGGGGGAAGTTTACCTTTTCATGACTATCGGCGACTGATTTTGTTGTTTTCTTTCTTCCAGGAGCCAACGGTATGTGATCGTAGGTCATTATTCTGATGATCAAGTCAGTCTCGTTGATTGTTTCGGGGTCTGGGGTACATTCAGACAGTTTTGATTTTTTGTCTCCGGAATTTCTAGCTTCGGTGAACAGTTGAACACCGATTCGTTTCGCGCGATTCTTTTTGGCCTCGGCTAAAACTTTATCGTTAATCTGAGATAAGCTGGTTAGGATAATGTCATATTGACTGTGCTCAGGACCGGTGAATTTTGAAAACGAGCATTTACTTCTGTGTATTTCAGCAAGCAAATCTCTGTTGTTTAAGTACTTGACTTTTCTTAGTGTTGCGGGGAATTCGGACATATTTTTATAATTTTTTTAATTGTAACATTGAAATGGCAGTTGTCAATCAATTTAGATAACTTAGTACTTTATTTATTTTGGTAAATATGATAAAGGATATACCATGGCTACACCAGAAGAAATTGAAGCAGCTAAAGCAGGATTAACTGGAGATCAACTTAAGTGGTTAGGCAGCGCCGACCCCACTGATCCGTTCATTAGGGCGAGAGGGGGGTTACCGCCACTGCCAACGCAAGTCACGGTACCGTCGCAGTCCGATGTTAACACTGCGGTAAAATATGAAAATGCTGAAATTGTTGGAGACACTACTACCAACACTAGCAATTATTCAAATGAGGGTAGGAATTCTAAGGTACCGCCTGGTGCCCTACAGCCAAGTCCTCCAGACGTATCAGTCACATTCAAGAGTATTGCCGGAGATCAGATTAATTCAGACATGCGTGTTAAAATTCGAGTGCCTGATGATTACTTGACTGATCTAACTTCTGGATCAGATCTTGTTTTGAAACAACTCCAGGGAATTATTTTCCCATACACACCGACCATTAGTGTTAAACACTCTGCTGAGTATACAGATCAACAGCCTCTTCATTCTAACTTTTCAGTTTATTTTTATAAAAGAAGTAAGGTCGAACCTATTACAATTAGTGGTAAGTTTACAGTGCAAAATGACTCGGAAGCAGAAACTTTTATTGCCACGGTTCATTTGCTGAGATCATTGACTAAAATGAGAAGTGGCGGAAGTTCTGGTGATGCTGATAGCGGAGCACCGCCTCCAGTTTGTAGGCTAAACGCTTATGGAACTTTTATGTTACAGAATGTGCCAGTTGTCATTTCTAGCTTTAGCCTCACTCTTCCGGATAATGTGGATTATTTTACTTACGGCAAAACTATTTCTGGAAAATATGAAAAGACTGCTGTGCCCGTGATGTCAACTATTGAGGTTACATGCAATCCAATTTATAGCAGAGACGAAATGCGTAAATTCAATGTAACTGGGTGGTTGAATCAAAAGTATGTTAGAAAAGCAGGTTATCTATGATATCTTATAAAAACACAAGCCCGTATTACACAACATCTATGACTTCTGGATATTTAGATGTGATCGATTTTAGAGATTTGCCTGAAGAAACAGATGATATACTTTTTGAAGTAACAAAAAACTACGAATACCGTCCGGACTTGTTAGCCCATGATTTGTATAAAGATGTGGGTCTGTGGTGGGTATTTGCTGTTAGGAATAAATCTGTGATTAAAGATCCAGTTTTTGATTTAGAATCTGGTGTTAAGATATATCTGCCCAAGATCACGACTATTAAACTTGCGTTGGGGATCTAATAATGTCTACAGTTCAAACAAAGAGCGCAGCACAATTATTACGATCATTCGACTCTTCAAATACTGAACGCAAAACAAAAGTTGACGAAACTACTGCGGCTCCATCAGCTCCTAGCGTCACTCAAAACTCGATTCATAATGTATTAGACGGGTATCGGTCTTATTCTTATAATTTTACACTAGCGGCGCTAAGAAAGGATGCGGTAGAAAATCCAGATTCTTACAGAAATAGTGCTTTGGATCTAGTAATCCTAAAGTCTGGAGGAAAAGGCACACTAGGTATTTCTACGAATGTGTTTGGGATTGATAAGGTAGTTGGTCAAGACGTTACGGAAATTAGAGAAGGCGGTAGAATCTTGGTAAGATCAGTGAAAGATATTACTGAGACTGATTTTTCTGGTAAAGATCTTGTTGATAGTTTTAACAAGAACAGTCCTGGCAGATTCGACATGTTTATTAACAACGTCGAAATCGAAACTATAATGAGTTTTACAGAGGCTGGAGGAACAACACTACCAACCGGAATAAAATTTGAAGTAACTGAACCATATAGTATTAATGGCTTTATTGAAGCATTACAAGTATCTGCTATCGCTGCTGGATATCCAACATATGCACAAGCCAGCTATGTTTTAAAGTTAGAATTCTGGGGATATCCGGATTCGGACCTAGTCGGCACGCCAGTTAAAATACCAAATGCTGAAAGATATTTTGTATTCGGGTTCTCCGGCGTTGAAGTAGATGTCAGCGAGCAAGGAACCAAGTATAGATGTGCTGGTGTTCCTTTTGATCAAAAAGTCCATGGACAACCTAGTGTCCTCAAGAAGTCGATTAATATGGCTGGTAACACTGTTCAGGAAATCCTAGAAGATTTGATGATCAAAATTACCAAGCAAGGCAAAGATGATGACGGCAAAGCTAAATCAAGTACAAATGTTAAGAATTATGACGAATATGAGATTCTGTTTCCTGTCTTATCACCGGACGGGACTCTTGATTATAACTCGACTAATGATATTGGGAAAGCAGCAGTTGACGAACTTTTAAAAAGTAACGCAATTTATAAGTTCCCAGATCCAGGCGAAAACTCCAAGCCAACCGCACAAAAAGAAAGTGGCAAACAGCAACCCACCGCAGAAGAACAAGCTAAATCTCCTGAAACAGTCAAACTTCATCCTTCAAAAGGCACTCCGCCGCAGGTTCAATTCGCAGAAAAGCAACGAATTAATGAAATTATCGCCGCGCTGATAGTGGATAGTGAATTTATCCGTAATAAGCTTAGAAATTTGGAAGACCCTAAAGTAATAGATGAGTACGGATTTATAGATTACTTTTTAATTACTACAAAAATATCAAATAAATCTGAGATAGACCCTAGTTCTAGGAAGCCTTTTCAAAAATTTACATATGTAGTTACCCCTTACAAAATACATTTTACAAAAGTTCCTGGACTTCAAGGACAGCAGTATAAAATTGACAAGATTTCGTCGTTGAGTATCCGAGAATACAACTACATGTATACTGGACAGAATGTTGATATATTGAATTTTAAATTAAATTTTAATAATCTCTACTTTGAAGCCATACCAAATGCTTTTGGTAATAGTGACAGTGGTAAGAGCCCTAACGCAGCTGGTAGATCGAACGATGTTCAAGCACAGAGAACTGGTGACGATGTTGGTAAGATACAAGTTAGTGGAAATGTAGTCCCTACAGTATTTCAAGTACCACAATCTGTTTCGGAAATGGGAGTTAGCGGCGGGCAACCTCAGAGAGATTCTTACTATTCTTTAGCAAGAACCATGCACAAGGCTGTTGTTGATTCCACATCGAACATGCTTACTGGTGAGATTGAGATTATTGGAGATCCCTTATATGTAGTTACTGGGGGTATAGGAAATTATATTCCAACGACTCTTAGTAGAACTATTACGGTGGATAATGAGGCGGCATACCTAAACGGGCAAGTCTTAATTACAATTAATTTTAGAAACCCAGTTGATTTAACATCAACGGAAAACGGCGGGAGATTATATTTTGATTCGGAAAAGGTTCCCTTTAGTGGGATCTACGCAGTGAACACGGTTGTAAGCACTTTTAACGATGGTGTGTTTAAACAGCGTTTGAGTATTATGAGAATGCCCGGGCAGATTGTTAATAAAGGTGAACCTACAGCTATCAAGGACACTATAAAAACTGTGCCAAACCCAAACGATCAAGTTGCGACTGATTCAACCACCGGAACTAATGCCGGTCAGCGTCCACAAAATTTAAATTTACTAACTACATTGGGTAGGGGTATAGCAAGTCCCGGATTGCCCGGAGTATTAAGCAATTTTACAAATGCTGTTGGGGGTCTAGGAGGGACTTCAAATTCTTTACTTACTCAGGTTAGTGGCGCTGTTTCGAGCGGAATTGGCAAGTTAACTTCGGCAGCAGCGATATTTGGTGGAAACATTCCTGGAGGTGTTTCACAGCTTGCCTCCGGCATTAGGATGCAAGCATCTGGGTTAGTCGCTCTAACTCAGAGTAGTTTGGGTAATGTTGCATCTATATCTCAAGCAGCGTCATCTATTGGATCTGCCGAATCATCTAATAAAATCAGTTCCACGATTGTTAATACAATACAAACTCAAGCAGCCACTTTAAAAAATCAAGTGTCTGTTGTGGGTTCTGGAATAGGCGAAGGAGCAACAGCATTTGTTCAAAATGCTGAAAAACAAATTTCTGATGTAAAAAACATTGGTAGCAAAGTAGTTGACTCGGTAGTTTCTGTAACTGATTCGGCGATGACCAAGGTCAACTTTATCAAGAATGATGCTGCAAAGCTAGTTTCTGATGCAGGCAATAAAATTACTAGTCTACTCGACGGAACGACCACAGATCCAGCAGCAATTGCTAGTAAATTTGGTATTAACGCTTCTCAGTTATCTGGTTTAGGTGATAATATTAAAAGCAAAGTGCTTGATGAATTAAAACAAATATCAGATAAAATACCTGAAAACACTAACTTGTCTGCGGCAGTTGCTACTGGGTTATCGTTGGAATACCTATCTACGGCAAAACTCGCAAATATTCCAGCAACGCAACCATTTGTGACGGCCCCGACAGCAGCAGTTGACGGGGCTATTGATCAACTTGCCAGTTCTCCTCAAGCGGTGTTAAATTCTCAGCTTATGACTTCGAACCCCGTCGATACGACAGCGCTGCGAGGTAAACTACAGTCCGCCCAATCGCAAATTTCGTCAATAACTGGTTCTATAAAATCTGTAGAATCTTCTATTTCATCACTAGGTAATCAAGTTTTAAATACAGCAAATACTGTTGCTACATCTGTGACATCTAAATTTGGCAGCAAATCATCAGGCAGCAGTCCGTTAGACAAATTAATGTCGTGAAAGCATAAACTATGGCAATAGATACAAGATCGAGAGGGAAATTACCGACACCTGGACCGTTTTTAGCAGAAGTTACAAACCTACTAGACCCAACGTACATGGGTAGTTTAGAAGTGGCTATCATTAAAGGCATCCCCAACTCAGTAATGAGTCAAGGTGAAACTTATATCGTTCGGTACTTAAATCCGTTTTATGGTGTGACTAGCTCTAGATTTGAAGGAAACAACTCTGGAGATTTTAACGATGTGCAAAAAAGCTACGGAATGTGGATGGTTCCGCCCGACGTCGGCACAACTGTTATGGTAATTTTCATTGACGGTGATCCGAACCAGGGGTACTGGATGGGGTGCGTCCAGGACATGTTCCAAAATCACATGGTTCCCGGAATTGCGGCTAGTAAGCAAACTATTCTTACTCCTGAGCAAGAAAGAAAATACGGTACAACATACCTGCCTGTCGCTGAATATAATAAAAGTACACAACGATTAGAAAATACCAACGTTGAGAGAATAGGGAAACCAGTTCACCCCTTTGCCGATAGACTATTGGCTCAGGGGTTACTCTTAGATACTGTTAGGGGAGTAACTTCTAGCAGCGCTCGTAGGGAAGTGCCAAGCAGTGTTTTTGGCATTAGCACTCCGGGCCCGGTAGATACTTCTATTAATGCTAAACGAGGAGAAATTGGATATGACAGAAAAATTAGGATACCAGTCAGTAGATTAGGCGGATCTACATTTGTCATGGACGATGGTGATGTTAACGGACAAAACGAACTTGTGAGGATTAGGACAAGAACTGGTCATCAAATTCTCATGCACAACAGCCATGATCTAATATACATTGCTAATAGCAAAGGTACAGCATGGGTCGAATTAACTAGCAACGGTAAGATTGATATCTATGCTAGAGATAGCGTAAGTATTCATACAGAGCAAGATTTTAACTTCAGAGCTGATCGAGATGTTAATATTGAAGCAGGGAGAAATATCAACATGAATGCTTACGGTGGCATGGAAATCAACTCTGTTGATAGATTTTATCTAGTATGCGGTGATAATGGCAAATTACAGTTTGGCGGGGAATACAATCTAACAGTTGGATCTGATTTAAAGATTCAAGCCGGAGCCACATCAAACATAATTAGTGAAGGTGGTATGAGATTAAACAGCGGCGCAAATATCAGCCTCGGAGCAGCTGGCAATGTGCTGCTAACAGGCGCAGATGTACATTTTAATGGCCCTGCCGCTGAAGTTGCCAATGCTCCGACGCAGCCCACGCAGCTTGAAAAATTTAATTTACCTAACAGAAGTCCGTCGTCTGGGTGGGCAAATGGCAACTTTTTTAAGAGCTCAAGTATCACTAGCATTATGCAGCGAGTTCCTACACATGAGCCGTGGGACCATCATGAAAATATTAATCCTTCTAGATTTTCTCCGAGCTCAACTGATATTTCAGTCAAGCGATCTGGGGATTTGAAATCAAGTCCGACTGCGCCTATTAGCGCCGATTCTCCAGTACCGGTGAATACTGATCCGGTAGAACTGCCAGCATCAAAAAGTGCTGCTTCTAATGAAGCATATCTTCAAGCGACTCTTATTGCTGGTGGAGTTACTGATCCTGTGAAATTGGCTGCTTGGATGGCCCAATGCAAAGTTGAAAGTGGCGGGTTTGTTCATCTAAAAGAACTCGGTGGAGATAGCTATTTTGCCAAATATGATGGTAGAGCCGATTTGGGTAACACTCAACCTGGCGATGGGGCCAAGTTTAAAGGGCGTGGCTTTATACAGTTAACTGGCAGAGATGTTTATGCTAAGATCTCTAAGTCTTTAGGACAGGATTTTGTAAACAGCCCGGATAAACTAGAAAGTTTAGAGTGGGCTGCCAAATCAGTTCTGTATTTCTTCAATGTTTATAAGCGAGGATTTAAAAATCGATACATGGATAAGCCTGCTACTGATCCAACTTTTGATTGGAGCGATCAAAGACAAGTCACTGGATTAGTTAACGGGGGCTTAAATCATTTAGCTAATAGAACTCAGTATTATAATGAGTATTTGGCAAAATTTAGGGAAAAAGGTATACAACCTGAGGGATATGTAGGCACCGGAGGCAACGGCATTTTGAACGATAGTAACGGAAATCCTGTAAAAACTGGTGCATAAATACCAGTATGCCGTATAAGAATTTAGAAATCAACAATGAAACCTCTGTATTACAAACTCCTGTAAAACAAAGCCAGTTTTACAAAGGTTTTAGTTCAGTCGATGTGACACAGACTAACACAAAACTGTATGATTTTGATATCATAAAACAAGATATTATTAATCATTTCAATACACGTAAGGGTGAAAGGGTCATGAACCCTGACTTTGGGAGTATTATATGGGAACTCTTGATGGAGCCGTTAACTGATGAAGTCAGGGAATTACTGACGCAAGATGTTACTGAAATTTGTAACTATGACCCTAGAGTTTCCCCTACGCAAATTCAAGTTACTGAGTTTGAGTCTGGATACATTTTAGAGCTCACTCTTATGTTAAATGGCACAGACCAGTCGTCTAATATGATTCTCACTTTTGATCAAAAACTTGGTCTAGTCTCTGAATAAACTGCCCACTTTATGCGTTAAATAAATACGGTACAGTAGAAAAATTATGATACCATCAACAAACTCAAAGCTGCTAGTCGCTGAGGACTGGAAAAAGATTTACCAAGGGTTTCGTAATGCCGACTTTAAGAGCTACGACTTTGAGACGATTAGGCGAACCATGATTACCTATCTTCGGGAAAATTATCCTGAAGACTTCAACGACTTCATTGATTCTAGTGAATATATTGCCCTAATTGATTTGATTGCGTATCTAGGTCAAAATTTAAGTTTTAGAATAGATTTAAATGCTCGAGAAAACTTTTTAGAAACAGCGCAACGTCGAGACAGCATATTGAGATTGGCTCAGCTAGTTAGCTATGTTCCAAAAAGAAACGTCCCGGCGACTGGCTTTTTGAAGATTACTGCGGTATCTACGACTGATAACGTGTATGACTCTAACGGTACAAACTTATCGAATACTGTAATCGGATGGAATGACCCTACAAACTCTAATTGGTTTCAACAGTTTGTAACAATTATTAACTCGGCAATGAATCAAACAATTATGTTTGGTAAGCCGTATGCCCGAGCAGTTGTTGACGGTATACAAACAGAACAATATCGATTAAACAGTGCTAATACAGATGTCCCAGTGTACAGCTTTTTAAAAAGTATAAATGGCACTGCTATGAATTTTGAAATCACATCTTGCGGCTTCGATGGCGGAAAATCTATTTACGAGGAAGCACCTAGACCGGCTAATTCATTTAGCTTGATCTATAAAAACGATAATCAAGGTTCTGGCAGCGCAAATACGGGATTCTTCTGTCATTTTAGACAAGGGACTTTGGGGGTTGCTAGTTTTTCTATAGATAATCCAGTACCTAATGAGATTGTTGGGGTTAACACTGCCGGTATTAACGATTCAGACGTGTGGTTGTGGCAACTCGATAGCAACGGTGAGTATGATATTCTTTGGAAAAAGGTGCCAAGTGTAACCGGCAACAACATCATTTATAATAGTTTGGATAAAAACGAGAGAAACTTCTACAGTGTAACATCTCGCGACAGAGATCAAATAGATTTGAATTTCGCTGACGGATCTTTCGGTAATCTACCTAAAGGACAATTTAAATTATTGTATCGACAAAGTAACGGCTTAAGTTATAGCATTAAGCCAGATCAACTTAGTGGTGTTGTTGTTGAGATACCCTATACAAATAGGACAGGGCAGACGAATACTCTATCAATTACGCTATCCCTTCAGTATACTGTTAATAATAGCGCAGGTCCGGAATCTAATGCTAGTATACAGAGCAAAGCCCCGCAAGCATACTATCTACAGAATCGGATGGTAACTGCTGAAGATTACAATATTGCTCCTTTGACTTTGGGAAGTGATATACTAAAAGTCAAGAGTGTTAACCGATCAACAAGTGGTATCAGTAAGTATTTCGAGCTATCGGACGCTACTGGCAAATATAGTCGAACTGATATCTTTGCGTCAGACGGGATTGTGTATAAGAACACTAATGAACAGAACTTTACGTTTGATTTTGTTAACAGAAATGAAGTGTATGCGGTAATAAAGCAACAACTGGCTCCAATAATTTCTTCCGAGTCTTTGAGATCGTTCTATTTCGATAAATTTTCTAGAATAACTGTTAGTGATTTTGTTGCTAAATGGAAATTGGTAAACAAAGTGTCGGGACAGTCTAGAGGTTATTTTTACGATCCTAGCACAGACCAGCCACTAAGTCTTGGTATTTTTACAACTGACAATTTAAAGTATCTAGCTCCTGGTTCATTGGTTAAATTCAATAATAGTTTTGGCAACACTAATACAGTAATGTGGACTACGGTAGTTGCGGTCTTCGGAGATGGTACCAACTCTGGGCAAGGCACATTAGATGATGGTACCGGCCCAGTTATTTTTAGTGATATTGTTCCAGAAGGTTCTACACTGGTCGAAATCATACCCAAATATGTGAGTAATTTAACTAATGCGTTCGAATCTGAGTTAGTTAACTTATGCTTAAATCAACGAAATTTTGGTTTAACTATAAACGACAGTACCAGATCATGGGCTATTGTATTAGATACAAATTTAAACTTAACTTCACCGTTTAGTTTAGACTTCCAGGGGGATAAAACTAACTCTAGTAAAGATTCTAGTTGGCTCGTGGCATTTACTTGGACTGGCAAAAACTACAAAGTTCGGTATCGATTGACTAATTACGTTTTTGAGAGTCAAAACCAGACTGGGTTTTTCGTAGATACAAACAATATTAATTACGATTTTACAAATGATACTGTAATAAAGGATAAAATTACAGTGTTATCTATCAATAAATCTTCAACTTCTACAGCAGTCAGTCTTGAGAAAGACTATGTTTGGCAAATTGATGGACCAATTACAGAATCTGATGGATATATCGAACCTAAAAAGGTGTTAGTTAGTTTTTATGATTTCAATAGTTCTGGTCAAGTTACTGACCCTGACACTTTTGGAAATATTGTACAACCGTTATCTACAGCCACAGCTGGCATTGATGTTAAAAATGCCGGATACTTGGATAAATTTGTATATTTTGAAACTTTAGATGACGGACTACGCTATCAAATAACAACTTCTACGATTATTTCCTTTCCAACTGAATCAGTTGCACAACAACTTGTGGATAATGATATGGCATATTTTGAAGAAGGACAATTGGTTTACTTCTATGATGAAACAGAGAACGTAGTAAAGAGGTATTCAACAACCGCGGGGTCTCCAGTATTCACATATGAGTCGAAATATTACGCATATCCAGGTAGAACTGATTTAAAATTTCAGTATCAGCACAACAGCGGTGAAGATCGCCGCATCGATCCTAGTAAGAGCAATCTAGTTGACGTTTATTTGTTAACATTGGCCTACGATGCCGAGTATCGAGCTTGGCTAACATCTGGTACAGGATCTGAACCCCTTGCTCCGACAAGCCAAAGCTTAGAACAAAATTACTCGGCACAGCTTGAACCTATAAAAACAATCAGTGATGAGATCGTATTTCAACCGGTTAGATACAAAGTTTTATTTGGTAGCAAAGCAACACCTAGTCTTCAAGCAACATTTAAAGCAGTCAGAAATCCAAATATTCCAATAAGCGATAACGAACTTAAATCTAATATACTCACGGCCATAAACGAGTTCTTTTCTTTAGAGAATTGGGATTTTGGACAATCGTTTAGATTCAGCGAATTGTCGGCGTATGTTATGAACGCACTTACTCCAAATATAATTAATTTTGTTATTGTTCCAAAAGTCAGTTCGTTTGGAAACTTATATGAAATTTCATGTTTAAGTAACGAAATTTTCATAAGTGGAGCAACTGTTAACGACATAAGTATTATCGATGCCATAACAGCGACTCAACTAAATTTAACAAATAGCGCATTTAACAGTGGGAATTAATGATGTCAAATAAGCCAATTAAATCTGTCAATCTTTTACCTGAATTTTTTAGAACTGAAAAAAACTCTAAATTCTTGGCTAGCACAATTGATCAGTTAATTCAGCCACCAAAACTTGAAAGAATTGACGGATTCATCGGGACTAAAAATACTCCGACGTATAAATCGGAAACTGATGATTACATCACAGAGACATCGCCGCTGAGAAGGGATTATCAATTAGAGCCTGCGCTTGTTATTAAAGATGAGTCCGGGAATATCGAGCAAGTTAAAGCAATTGATGATTTGGCCAACGAGTTGGCAACCGAAGGTGGAATTGTTAACAATTTTGATAGGTTGTTTAAGCCTGAAATCCATTCATACAATCCCCATATTGATTTTGACAAGTTAGTTAATTATCAGCAGTATTATTGGTTACCAACAGGCCCAATCACAGTAGATATCGCAGGACTTAATTTCGGTACAGTTAGTACATACACTGTCACTGATAACAGTATTAACTCAGCATGGGTTTTTACACCCGATGGTTTGACAGAAGATCCACAAATTACACTATTCAGAGGCAACACCTACAGATTTGAAATAAAGTCGAAATATCCGTTTTACATTAAGACAGCACCATCTCTAGGGTATGCTGACGTTTATAATTTTAATGTGAGTGGAAACGGACTTACTGACGGCACACTTTATATCACAGTAGATGAAAACACACCGTCAATACTATATTATACGTCAGACCTTGTAAATTACACTCAAGGTCAGATTGTTATAAAGGATCCTTTTGAAGATTCGTCTATCAATGTTGAATTAGACGTCCTCGGCAAAAAGTCATTTACTTCTGGAAATGGCGTCACACTGTCAAACGGTATGAAAATTCGATTCGCCGGGAAGGTTATACCTGAAGAATACAGTGATCGGGAATTTATCGTCGAGGGTGTTGGACACGAGATAAAACTTATTGATTACTCACTCCTTACTGGATCTAAAATATTTTCTAGCACACTAGAAGATAACTTTGATGCTGAGACGTTTGACAAATATCCGTTTGATACTTTTAAGACTGTCCCTATTAATCCTGAATATTTGACAATTAATCGAGCAAGCAAAGACTTAAATCCTTGGACTAGATACAATAGATGGTTTCATGCTGATGTCATCACCGCCAGCGCTTTGGCCACAGGGCAAGTTCCTCAATTGCCAACTAGTAGCAGAGCAACTAGGCCTATTATTGAGTTTAAAGCCGATTTAAAACTGTTTAATTTTGGGACAACTGGTGTTCGAAATGTAGATTTGATAGACAATGACACTGCTGATGCGTTTTCTATAGTTGAGGGATCTGCGATATATCACATTGACGGTATTAAGCTTGAGCAAGGACATCGGGTAATTTTTAACGCAGATATTGACCCCGCAGTTCGCGGAAAAATTTATGAAGTTAACTATCGGATCATCGACAATAGATATCAAATAGATTTAGTCGAGGCTCCGGATTTTTCACCGGAAATCGGGTATTCTCTAGCAGTCAATTATGGTGTGAATTACTCGGGAAAAAGCTGGTGGTATAACGGTGATGTTTGGGTCCTTGCTCAGCAACATGAGTCACTAAATCAAGCGCCACTGTTTGATTTATTTGATAAAGATGGCATTAGCTATTCATCCGGCTCGGTATATAACAGCAATTTTTCTGGAAATAAAATTTTTAGTTATGCTGATGGGACAGTTTATGATAGCGTATTGGGATTTTCCATAAAGTACAAGACTACGGCTAAAACTGGTGTCGGTAGTTGGATGTTTGCTAACAATCTAACCAGCGACACTTTTTCGATTTTTGAAAATAACAAAGTTACCACTGTCAGCGCTGCAAAAGCATTTTGCAAATATTCTTATTCTACTGGCGATGTCTTGAAGAATGCGTGGGATGTTGCGGTAAATTATGATATACCTGTATTGCAGTTTACTGTGTCAACTGCTACGTCAATTATTGAAATTACATCATTGTCTCAACCAATTGACAGTGATACTAGTTTTACAGTGTTTGTTAATAACGTTCAAATTGATTCATCAAAATGGCAACTTGTATCTGAAGTTAATAGATCATATATACAATTCAATTATACTCTAGACCGACTATCAAATGTATTAATTAAAGCAAGAACCAAAACGCAGACTACAAATTCTGGGTGGTACGAGACTCCGGTGAGTCTAACTAACAATCCACTAAACGGTTCGGTATCCGAGTTCACACTAACTGAACTCACTGATCATTTTAAAACAATGGCAGAGGTAGACATCGAATTTTATGGCAACGCGGTTGGTTCAAATAATTCTAGAGACCTGCCGTTTGTTGGAAAGACTGGGTCTAGGTTAATTTCTAATGCTAACCCTATCGCATTTGCGGCCTTTTTCTTAGGCATTAAAGAGCATAATGCGGTTGACGCAATCACAAAGTCTGCGGATCAGTACAATCAATTTAAATTAGCATTTTTGAAGAAGATTGCTGAGTTTGAAATTGCCGGAGACCCAAAATCTGCTGTTGACATTGCGCTTTCTGAACTGAACTCGGATAAAGATTTGAATTCGCCGTGGTATGATTCGGATATGATTGCTTACGGCAACGATAAAGAAGCGCGTTCGTGGATTGTCACTGATAGTAGAAATATTTCTTATCCAATTAAGTCTGAGTTTAACACGTCGGCTTTAAGCACTCGATCTGTGTTAGTTTATTTAAATGATATTCAGTTAACACATGGAGTCGATTATCAGTTTAATTCAGTAGATTCTTTCGTAGAATTTTTAAAACCACTGGTCCCTGGGGATCGTATTGTAGTTGATGATTATTATGATACTAGCGGATCGTATGTGCCAGCAACACCGTCTAAATTAGGATTATATCCAAAATTTGAACCTCAAATCATCATCGATAACACTTATGCAGCTGGGCCTACTAAGGTTATTCAAGGGCATGATGGCAGTCTAATGGTCGCGTATAATGATTATCGTGATAATGTTGTTTTAGAATTCGAAAAACGAATATTCAACAATATTAAGGCAGCTTACAGACCCGAGCTGTTGGATGCGATATCATTCTTCCCAGGTGCTTTCAGAGAAACTGAATATTCAGTAACAGAAGTTAATAAGATTTTACAAAAAGATTTTATGAAATGGGCAGGGTTCTACGGTGTTGATGCCTTTACGAACTCTACTTTTGATTACAGCAGTTCCCTTACATGGAATTGCAGTGATTCTACTGTTGTTGCTACTGGATCGAAAGTTAGAGGAAACTGGAGATCTATCTTCAAGCACTTATACGATACCGAACGTCCCGGAACACATCCCTGGGAAATGTTAGGGTTTAGTAACAAACCTAGTTGGTGGGAGTCTGAATATGGAATTGCTCCATATACTTCTGGTAACGATTTGCTCTGGGAGGATTTATCTAAAGGTATAATTAGACAAGGCCATAGAGCAGGCGTTGACATAAAATATGTTAGAGAGGGGCTACTGTCATGCCTCCCAGTTGACGAGTTTGGAAACAACGTGTCAATTGATACATTAGTTACAGCTATTTCTCCAGCTGACATATACAAAGATTGGCAGTTTGGCGACTTCGGACCGGCTGAGACGGCTTGGAGGCGTAGTAGTTACTGGCCTTTTGCAGTTCAACGCCTATTAGCAGTTGCCAAACCTTCTACTTACGCGTCAATGATGTATGATACATCAGATGTGATTGTGAATCCGGTTGGGCAGAAAGTATCAAACACCAGCGAGCTATTTTTAAATTTAAATTCTGTTAAAGTTTCTGGTTATAACGGCGCATTAACTAGCGGATACAGTGTATATGTTTCAGAAATTGGAAAACAGAGATCAAGTAATTACTTAAAAACTCTTGCTGAAGATCTGGCTTACTCGAATTTTAGCCTGTTCTATAAGGTTGGCGGATTTGTTAGTAAAGATAAGTTGCAGATAATCATAGACGCCATCGAGCCAAACAGCACTAGTCCGGGAGCACTGCTCCCTCAAGAAGACTACGAACTAATACTGAATGTTAGCAATCCAGTAAAAACTGTGACTATTTCCGGAATTGTTATCCAGAAGACTTCGGGAAAATTTGTGTTGAAAGGATACGATCAGTTCTCTCCGTATTTCAATGTGTTAATGCCTATTAGGAATACAAATACACCGGCAATCACCATTGGCGGCATTTCCGAACCCTATGTAAATTGGAGCGAAGGTTCCGCAGGCAGTAATAACGGCCTAACAGCAGCGGACACAACAACGGCTCAGTCTGCCATAGCGGGTAATTTTTACTCCGCAGGTCAAATTGTTTCTTATAGAAATAAATTTTACCGAGTGAAAGTTTCTCATCAAGCTGGCAGCTCGTTCAACCCTTCTCTCTATCAAATATTACAATCACTGCCAGTTAATGGCGGCGCCACTGTTCAAGTTGCTGCTTCCTTTGAAAATACAACTACTCACGTCCCTTACGGCACTACTTTTGAAAGGCTTCAAGACGTATTTGATGTGATTGTTGGATACGGTAAGTGGTTAGAGACGCAAGGATTTGTGTTTGATCAATACAGCGCTGATTTGGATACGATTGTTGACTGGAACTTGTCTTCTAGGGAGTTCCTATACTGGACTACGCAAAATTGGGCAGATAACAGTGTGATCACACTAAGTCCGTTTGCTGATAACGTAAAGTTTTCTTTACCAAATAGTGTTGTAGATAATATCTTCGATAGTTTCTATGAATACCGGGTATTAAAAGCCGACGGGCTGCCAATTTCTAAAAATAATTTAACGATCTCTAGAAACGACGGTGTTTGTGTGATTAACACAATTAACACTGTTGAGGGCATTTATTTTGCTGAGTTAAATTCTGTACAAAAAGAACATGCGATGGTGTTCAATAACAAAACAGTGTTTAACGATACGATCTACGAAATAGAAACTGGATATAGACAGCGTCGAATGAAATTGTCAGGATTCCGCACGGCGGAGTGGAACGGTGACTACTTCAGTCCCGGATTTGTTTATGATACAGCGTTGATAGATTCCTGGAAAGAGTACACAGATTACAAGTATGGCGATATTGTGAAGTTTACTGGCAAGTATTACTCTGCGATTCGCAATATCACAGGAGCAGCGAAGTTCTCGGACCAAGTAAATTCGTGGACGTTAGTTGGTAAGAAACCCGTTGCCGATCTAATACCGAATTTTGATTATAAAATTAATCAATTTGAGGATTTCTATAGTTTAGATATTGACAACTTTGACGCCTCTCAGCAAAAAATGGCTCAGCATTTAATAGGGTACACACCGCGAGTGTATCTAAACAATGTGTTTTCTAATCCAATTGCTCAATATAAGTTTTATCAGGGATATATCCGTGAGAAGGGAACAAAAAACGCAATTACCAAGTTAGCTAAGGCTAGTATTTTTAATTTACAAGGTGAGGTTAGTTATACAGAAGATTGGGCATTTAGACAAGGGCAGTACGGGTCTTACTCTAGCTATCAAGAAATTGAACTTCCTTTAATTGAAGGATCGTTTGTTGAGAATCCGCAAATAATCAATATTGTCGATCAGAAACCAAACGAACCAGTTGATTTGATCAATTACATAACTAAAGGCGAGCTATTAATAACCCCTGAGGATTATGATGTATCTAAAACGTTCAAAACTACGTCAACAAACAATTTTGTTTTAAATTCGGCTGGGTATGTGAGTTTTGAAGATATCACAGCCACTGCTTATAATGAAAACAGCTTATTAGACATTGCTTCAACTTCCGATATCGCGGAGGGTGATGTATTTTGGCTAGGGTTTAAACAAAATGGAGATTGGGATATATTGAGATATGAGCTCAACAATTCGAGGGTTGCTGGTGTGTATGTTAGTAACCCAGGTAGTGATATCACGTTTGTTACAGACTTACATCACGGATTATCAGTTGGTGATATTATATCAATAAATCAATTTAGCGATCAAGTTAACGGAGTTTATCGTGTAACTTCTGTACCTAAATTAAATCAGTTTACAGTTCCATCTGATTTGACTTACATTACTAACGAAGAATTGTTAAGTCCGGGTCTATTATATGAATTTTCAAGCGCAAGAATTGAGGATCACAGCAAGTTTCCAAGTGATCTTAAGATGCTTAGGGCCCCAACCGGATCTAAATTCTGGGTGGACAATCAAGAGAACGGTTCTTATAAGTGGCAAGTTTTAGAAAAAACTCAAAGTTTTAATACTTACACTAGTGTATCTAGTACTACTGGAGGCGTGTCGCAAAAGTTCGGTTCTAAAGTTTATAAAAATTCAGATAGTACCATTATTTTAGTAGGTTCACCAGAATTTTTGGGTAGTTATGATAATGGGAGAGTGTATGTTTTTAACGACATTGGATTTGAATCTGAACGAGTGTTTAATTATTCTATAAACACTGAAAACATCGACTATTATAACAGTGATATTTCTGAATTTGGATCTGCAATTTGTTATTCAAGCAACGAATTTTCTGACAGCGGATACGGGCTTATTGTCGCAGGAGCACCGGCTGCTGGGAATATTAGACAAGCATCTACTGTTGGCTTGAAAGTTTCTAAAGAATACAATTCGGTTGTAAACTCTACAGAGTCTGGATTGATAAAAATAAGCTCTGTTAACCCTATACTAATTGGCGATGTACCTCAATTTATTATCTCCAGTCCAAATTCCGTAGATTATCAACGATTTGGAGCATCTGTTGATCTTAAAGGGGATACACTTTTAGTGGGAGCACCTGGTACACTTACTACCGGTACTGGGGCGGTTTACGAATATCAATTAACATCGCCGGCCACAACAACTTACGTTCAATCAACAGCACTAAGCGGCAATAATTTGATATATCTGCGTTCAACTGAAGGCGTTGAGCAAGGGATGCGTGTCTGGATAAAGGATCTGTTTGAGGATATAATTCAAGGACCGACAGTAGTTAGTATCGGATCAAATGAGTTAGGCGATTACATCAAAATTAGCACCAATCTCGCACAAGACATTAATCAAAATTCTAAAGTTCAGTTTTATGATATTAGCAATTTAAAAGCCTATACTGGCATATCGACATCAACAACTGGATTAATGGTCTCGTATGTAGCACCTTTGACAACTTCGACGTTGTCTACTGGATCACAGTGGGGATACTCTCTATCTAAGAGCGTAGATGCTAGCTATGTAGCAATCAGTGCCCCTGGCAGTAATCAAGTTTCTATATTTTCAGGATCTAATTATTCATTTTTACAGAATGTCGAAGTTCCGTCTTTTGTGGAATCAGGAGACAGATTTGGTGACGCAGTTAAACTATCAAATGATGGTACTGTACTATTAGTCACAGTTCCTCAAGTTAAAAATATCAATCAGTCAACTGGTGCTGTAATAGTTTACATCAACACTGGTACAGCATTTGCGTATGATTCTACAATATATAATCCAATTCCGGGCAGTAAATTTAAATTTGGGACTTCGATTAGTATAGATGATGATTCGAGCTCTATAGCAATATCAGCGGTGGGATCTATCACTACTGAAATGACAGTCGATAACAATTCAACTACATTTGACGCTAAATCAACGAAGTTTTATTCAACAGTTGATAATTGCGGAACAGTGTATATTTTTAAGAAGCTGAGTGATTCTTCTAGATATGTACTTTGTGAAGAGGTATTTCCGATCGACTCTATTGACGAGTTATCTGGATCTGACTATGGCAGGTCTATAGTAATCGCTAATGATACCGTAGTTGTAGCAGCGCCTACTCAGTCTTCTGGTAAAGTTTATCAGTTTACCAAAACGGATCCTTCGATTTCTAGCTTAAACGTATATAAGAAATATGATGAATTTGTGGATACAGATGTTATACAAAAAGTTATGTTAATTGATGTAGACACAGAACAAGTGATTGATTATTTAGATTTGTTTGATCCAATTAAAGGCAAGATTCCGGGAATTGCTGATCAAGAAATTAGATATAAAACATCATTTGACCCCGCTCTATACAGTATAGGAACTGCTTCCACAAACAACGATGTCACTAGCAACTGGCTAGATGACCACGTCGGAGAACTTTGGTGGGATCTAAGTACCGTTAAGTATGTGTGGTACGAGCAAGGTAGTTTGTCTTATAGAAAAAATAATTGGGGGACACTGTTCCCGGGAGCCACGATAGATGTTTACGAGTGGGTGAGTAGTCAGTATTTGCCATCCGAGTGGAGCGCAATAGCTGATACACCATCCGGGCTAACTGAGGGAATTAGTGGACAGCCTAAATTTGTCGATAACAGTACGATATCTGTCAAACAAGTTTACAATTCTCTAACGAATTCGTTTACAAACCGATACTATTACTGGGTTAAAAATAAAGTCACAGTTCCGACTAGTAAAAACAGGCGGATTAGTTCTTACCAAGTCTCTTCAATTATTTCAAATCCTACATCTTACGGGTTAAAAATTGCATCTCTGATTTCTAAAGACGCAATGATTTTGTCCAATGTGGGCGATCTTTTGGTCGGCGATTCTATTAACTTAAACATTGCCTTTGATGAATTTAAAGGTTCGATACCTAAACATACTGAATGGGCTCTCATACAAGAAGGTTCTGATTCTAGTATGCCAACAGCAATGTTGGAGAAAAAACTTATTGATAGCTTATTAGGTCACGATAGTCTAGGGAACCCAGTTCCAGATCCTAGTTTATCAGAACGTACTAGATACGGTATTAGCATTCGTCCAAGACAAACCTTGTTTAAAGATAGGAAAGCTGCCCTTAGAAATTTAGTAGAATTTGTTAATTCAGTATTGCTCGAAAATCAAATTACTGGAAATTACAGTTTCGAAAATCTACTAAAAGAAGAAACTGTGCCAGTGTTAGCTTCCGGTGAGTATGATGAAATTGTTGAAGATAACGAATTACTCACACTTGTTGATGTTCGATACATAAAAACTGCAAAGATTAGTTGTTCAGTTGATAATGGGAAAGTTGTTCGTGTTTCAATTGATGACCCTGGGTTAGGATATAAAACTCCGCCAAAAGTGACAGTGATGACTGGGTCTGCTGAAATAAAGCTAGAAATCGACGGTTCTGGATCTGTAACATCTGCTCAGATTATCGATCCTGGCCACGGGTATGATATACCACCTGACTTAGAAATTAGACCGTTCACTGTGATAGTGTTATCAGATTCGATATCTAACGGAAAGTGGGCCAAGTTTATCAGAGATACTGAAATATCTGAATGGGTTAGAGTTTCGACTCAAACGTACAATACCAGACTATACTGGGATTATGTCGATTGGCAATCACAAGATTTTAACAAATTTGTAGACTATACAGAAACTGTTGATTACGTGTATCAATTAGATACATTAATTGATATTGTTGAAAATCAGTATGTTAAGGTTAAAAATGTAGGCGATGGAAGATACGTAGTACTCCGCAAGACTAATACGGATACTGGTACCTTCGGAAAGGGGTATGATCTAGTTTACAGTCAAAACGGGACCATACAAATTCAAGATAGGATTTGGAACACAGTTGGTAACAATCTAGGGTTTGATAGTAACAATAACTATGACCAAACCTTGTACGATCAAACTCCTGATATTGAACTTTCATATATATTGAAGGCACTAAAATCTGATATTTTTGTTAATGAGTTGAAAATTAACTGGAATTTACTCTTCTTTAAAGCAGTTAGGTATGCTCTGAGTGAACAAAAGATTCTAGATTGGGCGTTTAAAACCTCGTTTATCAGCGTTACTAACTACGCAGGTTCGCTGGATCAAAGACCTGTTTATAAGTTACAAGATAGCGCATATTACGAGGATTACATTAAAGAGGTCAAGCCTTATCATACTCAAATTAGATCGTTTTCTACGAATTACGACATACTTGAACCATCAAACACCTTTACTACGGATTTTGATTTCCCACCCTACTTCAATACGCAGACTCTGAAAATTGATGCAGCTGAATTATCAGATAGTGTTATTGAGCAGCATCCTTGGAAATCATGGTCTGACAACTATTTGTATAAGGTGGGTAGTGTTGGAATTGGCGACGTTGGGGAGGGATATAAATATCCTCCAACCGTGATTTTTAACACAGCAGATGGAGATACTGGCGGCGGTGCATCAGCAAAAGCATATGTTACTTCTGGAAAAGTTACATATATTGAGATACTGAACCCTGGAGCAAACTATCGAGTTGCTCCTACAATCGTTTTAGATGGGGGTGGGTATACCAAACAAGCCAGGGCGTATGCTCAGCTAGTCAATGGGAAGGTCAGAACCAATAAAGTTGGAATCAAATTTGATAGAGTTTCTAGCTCGCCAGAAATTGATGAGCATAATGTAGTTGACAGATTCTTATGTGATGGATCGACTAGCGAATACGTATTGAGTTGGCTCGCAGATGCCAACAAATTGAACATAACAGTACTATTGGATGGTGATTTGGTATTGGGATCTGAGTATAAACTGGTATTCTACGATCAGGTTTATAATGGGTATCATAAGAAATATTCAAAGATAGTATTTGTAAATCAAGTACCCGAAGCAGATCATTTGTTAGAAGTTCGATACGACAAGAATATTGAACTGTATAACGCGGCTGAACGAATTACTAAATTCTATAAACCTACAGCCGGGATGCCGGGCAACGACTTGGCTCAAGTAATGGATGGGATTGACTTTCCCGGAACTGTTATCGAAGGATTAACTTTTGATTATAACGCAAAATGGGGATATGATTACTCATCTTATGGAAAATTTTCATGGGCAGATAGCATAAGTTCTTATAAAACTGCAAGCGTATTAAATTACGATCCGATTCACAAGTTTTTTGAAGTTAATTCTGTAGACATTACAGTTGGGATGTTGGTCAACGCGCTAAGTGATGAACCGATATTTGCCGATGAGTCTGTATTTGTTTCCAAAGTAGAAATACAAGTCAATACCTCTAAATTGTATTTTAGTTCTGATATAATTAATCAAGTCGTTGGCGGGTTGGTGATTGAATTCTGGAAATATGATGAGAATTCGGCAATCTTAGATACAAGTATTAACGGCGGTACATTCATCGATGCTTTTGGCGTTGATCCAGCCCGGACTATAGTTGATGGAAGTGGATTTATTTCTCAAGATATTGCTCAAACAACTGAGGAATTAGTGCCCGGATTCGTAGCAGATTCCATAGGTATTAACGTATACACTCGAAATTCTCGAGGAGCTCCGATAGTATTTTCTGGAAGTGCTGATGTTAGCTCATACAGTACGACAACCGTTCAGTTGATGTTTGTCCCTCCAAATAAAGATAGCATCTTTGTAACATACAATAATCGTATTTTCATCGAAAGTACAAGTACTACCTTCTCTACACTAACTAACAGTTCTCTATATTATATTGATTGGGTTGCGAACACTCTAACTATTTCTCCGCAGTCTTCTAATGGAATTCTTGGGTACAACATTGTTGGTATTGGTGGAGGACGATCAACTCTAGAGGCTGGCGTTATTGATAGAGATTTTGCAGTCTCAGAAATTGGAACTACAGAAGCACAGGTATACAGTTTATCATCTGCTGATACTGTTAAGAGTGCGTATGTGACTGTTAACGGCTCTTCAATAACATCGCAATACTCAACTTCGACGCCTTACTACGTTTTGGGAGCAAGCAGCGACCTAAATAGGAGAGCATCAGTTCATGTTTACAATTTAACAACTACAACAGCAAATGCTGTTCAAGCATGGTTCTTTGGAACTGAGAACAAGTATTACAACGAATTTAAAGAACAAACATTTACTGTTACTTCTCCATCAAGCGTTTTTGCTTTAGAACAACCTCCCGGAATGCTAGAGCCCGCCGCTGTGAACATGATTGTTGAATTAAATGACGGCTCTGGGTTCAGAAAACTTGCTCCGCCCACAGTCGTTTATTACAAGTATGACGCATCTACTGAAATATTTGCCGTCGAACCGCCAAATCTTCCAGTATCAAATGCAGGTGTAGATTATATCAGGGTCTACGTTAACGGCAAACTTAAAAAAGTTGATCTCGAATACAACGTGACAATCGCTAAAGACTTTGTTCAGTTTAACCCAAATATACTATTCCCAGGTGATGCGATTGCGGTGCTTAGTGTTAGGAATGAGGAAGCATCGACTATTACTTTTGATGTTGTTGATGGTGATTTGGTATTGAATAAGCCTGTAGAAAATTCTATAATAAGAGCAACTTCGTTTACAAACCATGATGATATGATGGTTACTGTTGAGAAGTTTGCCGGCAGACCATCTAGAAGATTTACGCTAACCAAATCTGTCCTTAATGACAACTATGTTTGGGTTGATGTTAACGGAATTCCTCTAGTTAACAAGATTGATTATAAGATTCTAGAGGACTCTAGAACTATAGAAATTGGTGATAGGTACAATATACTAAGCACCGATCTTGTGACAATAACAGTTATTACTTCGGATAAACTGGCTAGTACAGTGTTGGGTTATCGAGTGTTTAATGATGTGTTTGAGAGAACGTCGTTTAAGAGGCTTTCAAAGGGAAATTCAACGGTATTGTCCGCGCCATTGACCGCAGATGACATCGAAATACACGTTGTTGACGCAGCAGTTTTAACACCACCAACACTTGATAAAAAGATACCAGGTGTTGTAGTAATTAACGGCGAGCGCATTGAATTTTTTAGTGTTGTAGATAACACGCTGACTCAGTTGAGAAGATCTACTTTAGGAACTGGACTTGCTCCCTATTTGGAAGTGGGGACGCCTGTTATTGATCAAGGATCTTATCAAACAATCCCGTATGCTGAAAACCAGTACAAGCAGATAATTTACACCACAAACACCAACAGTTATGTGATTAGTACAGTGACCACAACTGTTGTGAATCCGTTAAATTCTAATTCAGATAGTGTTTCGGATGGTATTAAATTGCAAAGTGATTTTGATACTTTAGTATCCGGCTCAGGTCAAGAAGTAATAACTCGATACTCTGATCAAGTTCAGGTATATTATGGTGGAAGACTGCTTAGAAAAGACGGCTACTACCTACACGATATTTCGTTAGCTTACGATAGTCAAGAAGCTGATATCGTAGGATCGGTGGCGGCAGTCCAAGATTTGCCATCTACAAATATTTTAGGCGAATCGTATTTGGTAACTGCCACAAATGAAGTTTGGGTTTACGAAAATTCTAAATCCGAAAATTCAGTTCTAGGGTATTTGTACAATGGTATGAAATATGTAGAACCTGAGTTTTCAATATCAGTAACTACAAATCAACAATTGTTAGAGTTAAATATTGAAAATGGAGTCCAAGAAAACATTAAATTGGTCATAGTTAAACGAGAGTTTAACAGAACTAATTTATGGAATGATCAAGTTTCACCGACACAAACTGAATCTATTATGGATAGCACAACATCGGTGGCAAAATTCTTGCAAGCTAGACCGGCAGAGCTCCCAAATAGAGAAAATCAAGGCCTGCTTACATCAGCTGGTCTTGCGTTAACTGACTCGAACGGAACCCCATTATAAAGGATATAAAATGCCATATGTTAACAAATTACCAATTTTAACTTCGGTTAGTAGCGGCACATATTTTGTGGCAGTTGATAATCAAGTTGCCCTTAGAGTCCCTTTAAATACAGTTGTATCATCTATAACATCTAGTTCCGTAAGAGGACCAACTGGCCCGATGGGACCTTTCGGGCCAGTTGGTCCTTCAGGTCCTTCGGGACCTCGGGGGATCCCAGGACTTGTTAAAACAACAACAGTTCCGACCAGTTCAACATCAACTGGTGTAGTTGGGACATTTGCTATTTCTGAAAATTATATGTATCTGTGTGTTGATACTAATTCATGGGTTAAACTTGCGTTGACGAGTTTTTAACTAGGATAAATATCGTAATGGAAGCTAACAAAGAAATGAAATTACCACAAGCACCGCAGACTAAACCCAACGAACACGGGGGAGTGAGCATTCAAGGACACTTGAAAATATACGACCCGAAAACAGCTGAAGTATTTGTTGATAAACGAAATGCAATACATTTCGAGAATTTTGCCAAAGCACTTGCTAGAGGAATTAGCAATCAAGGATTTGGTTTTATTTCTGAGATGTCATTTGGGAATGGCGGCACACGGGTTGATCAAACTGGGATCATTACATATTTGACGCCTAACGTAGTTGGCTCTAGTGCGAACCTATATAATCAAACATATACGAAGGTTGTTGATGCACAGCAACCAACTGACATTGACCCATCAAGGAATTTTATGGAAGTCCGGCACGTTGCAGGAACACCCTATGCCGATGTTCTTGTTAGCTGCCTCCTTGATTTTGGAGAACCCAGTGGTCAGGCTGCTTTCGATAACGCAACAAATACTGACGGAACATACGTATTTGATGAGATCGGTCTTCGTGGTTATAGCGCCGACGGGGTCGGGACAGGCGAATTACTGACCCATGTTATATTCCATCCGGTACAGAAATCTTTAAATCGTATGATTCAAATAGACTATACTGTTAGAATACAGAGTTTGACTGGGATGTAAAATATGTCACAAAATGATTACAATTTAATTTTTTCTGATCCTAGGAAAACTGAAACAGTTGTTGTGCCGGGAACAGCACCATATATCAATCTAGTTGATACTAGTCTAGCACTAATAGGCAGGGGGTATCCCGATTATGGTCGTAAACTAGCTCAAAATTTCTTATCCCTATTAGAAAATTTCTCAGGCCCAAATCCTCCTTCGAATCCTATCGAAGGGCAGCTTTGGTATGATACGAGCAATCCTAATAGAAAAGTTTTAAGGATAATGGACGGCACTGCATCGTCAACTAGCTGGTCTAGTGCGAATGGAATTTTCCAGCAAGGTACTGACCCTAAATTGACTGGAACTAGTGTTAAAGTTGGCGATCTATGGGTTGATACATCCAATAACTTGTTAAAACTATTTAATAGTAATTCTTGGGTAACAGTTGGTCCTAGTTCTGGCGGTAGCAGCCTGACTGGAGTTAGTTTTACTCAACTGATGGATACTGCTAGCAATCCTCATTGGGTCACAACTATTATAGCTAATAACCAGATTATTGCTATAATTTCTCAAGAGACTTTTATACTTCGTGGCGGTAATATTGGTGACAATCTCAGTTTAGATGGATTTTATAAGATTGTTCCAGGCATCAACTTACCACGACGTAATGGTATAGAGGCAGTACCAGTTTTTAACGGGATTTCTGAAACTTCGAAATCGTTGATAAGCTCGGACGGAGTATCAGTATATACTACTGATAAATTTTTAAGAAAAGACGATACCTCAGCATTTGGTCAAGTAATTACTGGTAATGTTGTTTTTAAGACTGCTAAAACTTCTGGAGAAGGAAGTCACGGTGTGGTTATTAAAAATGACACATCTATATCTAGTACAAAGTATATTCAATTTTATAAAAACTATGAAGATGCGATAATTCTTAATAATTCGTCAACTGGACGCATTCTTTTTAAGATACGAGGCGATCAGGGATTATCTGATATACTTGTGGCTGATAATGCTAGTGTGACTAGTAAAAAGACGCTTATTGTTGAAAGTGGGATGTCTGCTTATACCGCAGTAATCGGTACCTCTACATCTGTTTCAATAAGTCAAGGTAGCATAACAGCAGATGGTGGAGCTATTTTTGGAGGGAATGTAGTCGTTTCTGGAAATACAACCAGCACAGGTGTACTAACTCTCGGTAGTACTTCGGGAAATGGTAGCATTATTGTACCGGCAAATTCTAGTACATATAGCATTGGTTCTATGCAATCGTCGTTTAAGGATATTTACATGACTGGCGAAATCAAATCGCCGGCTGGGTCGTTAATTACAGTGTATGGTAATATCACCGGAAATGCTGGAGGATTACAAAACGCAACCACATTTAGAATTTCTGGTCAGGTACAAACAGTAAGTGATGTTGTTTTTAACGGAAGTGGAGCAGATAAGACGTTTCAAGTGTCGCTTTCGCCGACAGCTATTTCGGCACAGAGTCAGGCTACAGTTTCAACAAGTTCTCATCAAATTCTTGTGTTAGATACTTCTACTTCGGAATTGCGTAAGATGAATCGAGATGCGTTCATAGGAGGAGTTTTCCCACCGGGATTTGTCTCGCCGTTTGGTGGAACTGGGGCGCCTGTTGGTTGGTTGGCGTGTGACGGGAGTTCGTACTCTAACGCAGTTTACCAAAATCTATATGGTGCTATCGGTATGACATTTGGTGGTGACAGCGGCGCTGGAACATTTAAGGTGCCAAATATGACTACTTCAACATATGTTACCACAGGTACAAATACTGGTACGTATATTAATTACATAATAAAGACGTAAATTATGGCTTATACAATTCTAAATACTGATGGTACAACACTGGTTTTACTTGCGGACGGACAAATAGATCAATCAACAACTAGCATATCGTTGATTGGTAGGAATCGAGATTCCTACGGTGAATCCCTTAACAATAACTTAGTTAAGATGTTGGCAAACTTCGCGTCGGTTACTGGGAGTCCACCTAGAAGTCCCTTGCGAGGTCAATTGTGGTATGACACTTCTATACGTAGGTTAAAAGTTTATGATGACGGATTTAAAGTAGTTGGTTCTGTTGAAATATCAGATTCTCAATCCCCGAGCCTGCTTCCTGGAGATTTTTGGTTTGATTCTGTGAATGGGCAATTAAAAATGTACATTCAGGGTGAGACTAGAGTCATAGGGCCTTCGTATCCTAGCACGATAGGTGAGACAGGATTTGTGTTGCCTTCAAGCTCGCCTACTGGTAGTTACACACCAGTGAAAGAGGCAGTGACACTGGATTCTAAAAACGTACTGGTTCTCAAGTCCTACGGCAGTGTGATTGCGTTGACGTATTCAAGCCCAACTGGTTCATCATTTGAAATGGATACTACTGACGCAGCGGTATACATGCCAGATACGCCATCCAAAACTGTTGTATCTGGAGTAACAGTTGTCGGGGACATGAAAGTTCATGGGCAGTTGACTAATGATTACTTGTCAACAACCTTAGATATTAGCGATTTGGCAAGCGTTTATTCTGGAATTGGTAATAGCGGCAGCAACCCCACGCAAATAGATCAGCAGAATGTAAAAATCTGTGAAATTTTAACAGTATTGTTCCCGCCAGCGGCCACAACTGCTACATCAACAAGTACGGTTATCTCTGGTCTTTTACCAAATACTCAAGCTAGGGTATTGTGTAGATATCATGTACCAACAGAAGGATATCAAATTAGGGCTTATTATGTGACAAATGCACATACTTGGGCAGCATGGAACTTTACATCAGGTCTTAGAAATGTAATAGGGATTTAAATATGGCATATAATATAGAACGAAGTGACGGCAGCGAGCGATTTTTTATCGAAGATGGCCAAGTCGATACCGGATCACTAAGTGTGACGCTAGTTGGTAAAAACGTTATTAATTACGGTCTTTATCAAAACGAAAACTTTTTACATTTACTTGAGAATTTTGCCAAATCCACGGCTCCTGTGTCGCCGTCTATCGGGCAGCTTTGGTATGATACTTCAACATCGACGAATCATTTAAAAGTGTATCAAGGATCTGCTAAGTGGTCCAATTTGCCTAATTTTGAATTTTCCCAAACTATCGACCCTTCAGATCAGAATCCTTATGATTTTTGGTATGACACTGATGTTGATAGACTGTATATTAAGAATGGAGCTGGAGAGTATATTTTAGTTGGTGGAGCAGACTTATCTGTTTCGTCAGCTTCGAGACTTGATACTGCACGCACTATTAACGGTGTGAGCTTTGATGGCACAGCAAACATTACACTGACTTCAAATACAACCAACACGTTGACTCGGGGGTCGTATCTTACAGGCAACAACTTTAACGGATCAGCGGCCACAACGTGGTCAGTTGATGTTGGCGATGTTCAACAACCAAACGCAAGTAAGGTGGTTGCCAGAGATAGTAGCGGTGACATTAGATTTAATGTTGGTCACGGTGTTGCAACGTCAGCTAGGTACGCTGATTTAGCAGAAAAGTACCTAGCTGATGCTGAATATGAATTTGGTACAGTAATGATCGTTGGCGGCGTCGCTGAAGTGTGTGCTTGTTCTCCAGGTACAAAGGCAATCGGTGTTGTTTCTATAAATCCCGGATATATGATGAATTCGGATCTAGAGGGTGGAACATACGTTGCTTTAAAGGGCCGAGTCCCAGTTAAAGTAGTTGGAGATGTCAATAAAGGCGATTATTTGATTCCCGGACCCAACGGTTGTGCTATTGCTACGCAAGAGTTACAACTAAACATATTTGCGGTTGCCTTAACACACAGCCAAGATACTGGCTACGTAGAAGCAGTTATTTTATAAATTGGATAAATCAAGATGCCTTATATTTTATATAAATCCGACGGCACCAAACTCACTACTGTGGGCGATGCGAGTTTGGACAGCAACTCAACAGACTTAACCTTTGTTGGTAAAAATTATTCTGGGTATGGACAGGTAGTTAATGACAATTTCTTAAAGCTTTTAGAGAATTTTTCAAGTGCTTCAGCTCCGGCGAGACCGATCAAAGGACAGATTTGGTATGACAGTTCTAATAAAACATTAAAGGTTTACTACGACGGCAAAGGGTTCAAAAATCTAGCAAACATTTTTGTTCAGAGCGGCGAGCCTTCTGTAAATCTTAGACAACGTGGCGATCTTTGGTGGGATTCGGATAATTTTCAATTAAAAGCATTTGACGGGGCAGAATTCAAAGTTGTAGGACCGCTGTCTCCATCCTCGAACAAAGCATATTGGATACCTGGACAAGAGCAGGGAGAAGAGCAGCAAATTGTTCCAATCCTGAAAGCTGCGATTGCCACTTCGGATCAGTCTGAAGATATAATCACAGTTATTGCGAACCAAACAGTGACTCCGTCATCTCCCGGGGATTTTCCATTGATTGGTCGAGGAATTACACTAAAAGGTACTACAGCCACATCAGTAACAAACTACGGTTACACAGTTCCGGTAATTCGGTCAGGTGTTTATAAACTTTGGGGCACGGCATCTTATAGTGACTATGCTACTACGTCAACTAACGCATACACTGCGCACAAGTCGTTAGGCGGCAATTCAGATGCAATTAAATCGAGTACAAGCACCACAAGTACATCGTATTATTCAACAGCATCAATATCAACGTCATCTTATACAATTGTTCAGAGAGATCAAGATGGGACAATTAATGTGCAAGATTTACGTGGCAACATCCTATACGGTACTGCTACTTCTGCTCGATATGCGGACTTGGCAGAACGATATGAGTCTGATTCGTCTTATGATGTTGGTACTGTCCTAGTTATTGGCGGAGAAAAAGAAGTTACAGTGACTAACGAACACGCAAATACGTCAGTTATTGGTATTGTGAGTCGAAATCCAGCATATATGATGAATTCTGATGCAGGACCGGATAGCACCCATCCTTTTATCGCATTGAAGGGGCGAGTGCCCTGTAAGGTGGCAGGACCAGTAAAACGAGGCGATTTACTTGTAACAAGTATGTATGCTGGGTATGCCACATCAGCAACTGCTGACGATCACCCTAGCGCAGTCGTAGCAAAAGCTCTTGAAGATAACAACAAGAGCCTTGGCGTTATTGAAGTGTTAGTAGTTTAAATTTCTTCTAAAAATAAGCCGGCGAATACTCCTCTTTTCGGTATATTCCCGGCTTTAATCCTTTTAATGGTGGCAT